GTGGACTGGAAGGGTGTCATGCTGGCACTTGTGCGATACTTGTGCAAGCAATTCACCCAATCTTTGTTCCATCCATTCCGTAGGAAATTATCATGGCCCTTACCCTGCTTGAAGCCCAGAAGCACGCTCGCACGCCCCAGGAACTGGCGGTTGTGACCGAACTGGCTGCTGGCCCCCTGCTGCAGAACCTGCCCTTCCGCAATATCGAAGGCAACGGTCTGTTCTGGAAGCGTGAAGAAGCTCTGCCTGATGTGGGTTTCCGTAACTACAACGGCGCCCTGGCTGAGAGCTATGGTGAAGTCAGTCAGCAATCCGAGAGTCTGAAACTCTTCGGTGGCGACATTAAGGTTGACCGCGCCATCGTTGATCTCGAGGGTCCTCAGGCCAAGGCTTACCAGGTGCAGGCTCGCGTTCGCGCCATGCGTCTTGCCTGGGAAGCTCTGTTCATCAAGGGCGATTCCAACAAGTCTCCTTCCGAGTTTGACGGTCTGGCTGCTCGTTGCAAGAGCGGTTCTAGCCAGTATCTCTCCAACGGCGCTGGCGCTCTGAGTCTGGCCAAACTGGATGAAGTGATTGACTATGTCGACGCTCAGGGTGGCAACAAGTTCCTGGTGATGTCGAAGTCCGCTCGCCGGGCCCTTAGCCGTCAGGCTCGTACGAACGTCCAGGTCGACATCACGCGCAACGAATTCGGTTACCAGCAGCTGGTATATGCCGGCATCCCTGTGCTGGAACTGGATCGCGACCACAAAAACGTGGCAATCATGGATGCCACCCCGACCTCGCAGGACATCTACTGCGTGGCCTTCGGCAACGACCTGCTGACCGGCATTCAGAACGGTGGCGTGTCTGTGCGCGAGCTGGGCGAAAGCCACACTCAACCCCAGATGATCACCCGTGTTGAGTGGTACTGTGGTCTGGCACTGATCAACGGTCGCTCTGTGGCCCGTCTGGCTGGCTTTGACGCAACCCAGGGCTGATCACCTTAGCGGTTAAGCCGGGCCTCCTTCGGGGGCCCTTTTTTATTGCTTAGGCATACTAGATCGTACAGCAGTTGCCCTCCTCACTCTGCGCGGGGACTGCAAACAAAAACCCAAGGAGTCCATCAATGGCCGCTCTGTCTACTGGTATGTTCCCTCGTGAAGGTTTTGACCTTGACGATAGCTGCAAACTGACCGCTACCCAGGTCGCTGCTGCCACCACCCTCAAGTACGCTAAAACCATCCGTATCATTGCCCTTGGCGTGAGCGGTATTGACAACGCTGGCACCAACAAGCTGACCGTCACCATCGGCGGCCAGTCTGTGGTGTTCCAGGCTCAGGATGCTGATCCGAACGGCGTGTACATTGCCCATCTGCGTGGCGCTCTGTGTGACATCAACAACACCGTTGGTTACACCCTCGGCGGTACCGCTGCGGTAGCTGGCACCGGCGGCGTGTTCTATCAACTGGTTGATTACCCTGCTCGCTGAACCCAATCCTAGCCATAGGAAACATAAGGGGTCTTCGAGGCCCCTTTTTTCATGGCTCACCTTGATAAATTGCCAACCTATTTTGTCAAGGCCGACGAACGTCGTGCTGCTTACTATACGATTGATGCTACCGAGCTGTTGGCAGATGGTTGGGCAGAAGAGGGCGAGAAGGCTGTCGCGGCTGTCATCCATAAACCACTGCCCGAGATTCCAGTGGAAGCCGGTGTCGACGCTTTTGATGTGGAACCTGAAGAGGACATCGATGAGCCGTTGGAGGCGATGACCAAGAACGAACTTCTTGAATACGCCATGAAGCATGGAATTGATCTGAAGAACAATCTGCCAAAAGCGGAAATCCTTAAGGCCTGCAAGGAAATCTGATTTTCTTTGTGCAAATGTAATGGTATCCTAGCTTGCTAGGTTTTTTTGCTGTGAATATCTCATACACTGTAGGTCCCCGGTTTATCGATGGAATCAATATCGATTTTAGCGTTGAGGCATCCGTTCCTTGCGAACTAGAGGTTGAGATTTCGGAGCCGGTGACGGGACTACTTGGTATTGGTTATGAACCTGGGCAGAAAAACCGTGACGGAGGAGAGTTGTGAGTCTTAAGCGCAGGATGAGACTTCGCCAGGACTGTGCATTGATCATGATAGCCGTGTCTTCAGTTATATCTGCTGCGACTGTATTGGCTTACAATCATTTACAGTACTTGCGCACGTTTAGCGGAAGCTACGAAAACCGTTGCGGTAGCCTACGGTGAGCGGAATAGCTTCATGTTGCCTGAATACATTCTTGCTGCTATGGTAACTGCAGTATTAGGCTGGGGTGGTTTTACGTGGCGCAGGGCTGAACAGGCGCTCGAGGCTGCTTACAAGGCCGCTGATGCTACCGACAGACTTGAACTGAAACTCGCTGAGCGGTATCTAACCAAGGATGAATTTGAGAGCCAGATGGACCGACTGTTCAAAACACTTAGTCGGCTTGAGGAAAAGTTAGACTACAATCTATATCACCAGACTAACGAAATCAAGGGACTTCGTGGTAGACTAGGAATGTACGAAGAAGGCAGGAACTCCTGATGGCCGCTAAGAAGCGCTCCACTGCTGATTTCTACAAAAGCAATCCAGAGGCGTACGCTAAAAAACTAGCTTACGATAAGAAGCGTAACGCTAAGCCAGCCCGCAAGAAGTACCGCGCTGATCTTGCTCGTGAGCGTCGGGCTCGTGGCATTATGGGCAAGGGTGGCCCCGATGTAAGTCACCAGTCCGGTGGCGGCTTCAAGTTGGAGAATCCGAAGACTAACCGGGCTCGCAATGGCGCAGGGAATAATGCTCGGCTGGCCAACGGCAAAGGTACACGCAAGTCTTCGACTAAGTACACTCCTCGTAAGAAGGATTGAAATGGCAGTCCCTCGTCGTCAACTGAGTTTTCGTGATGTAGCACTACGCCTACTAGGCGGTCTCATGTGCTGCCATCTAGCTTTCATCGGCTTCAACACAAGGCAACCCGAAGCATTCCAAAAAGCGGCTGAGACATACGTGGCCATTCTGCTGGCGCTTATGGTGCCTGCAGTAAGAGAATCTTAAGATGCCTTTCAAGTCAAAAGCACAACGCCGTTGGATGCACGCTACCAATCCAACCATGGCTGCTAGGTGGGAAAAAGAGCAGAGCAAAGCAGCCAAAAAGAAGTTGCCTAACAAGGCCAAGAAAAAGAAGCACTAGGCCCACGGCCACCCAAGCATAATATCCCCTTTCCAGGCATCATCGGTGAGGGGAATTTTCTTTGCATATTTACTGAAGACGATAAACATTTCTTTCTTACTAAGCCCGCATTTGGCAGCGGCCGTCGGCACGTTACTCTTGCCGCGAAAAAGCATATCGCAGGCTTGCTC